TGAATCTTGATAGCATTACTTAATGACGATAAAGTAACAGCCAAGCCGTTTATCATCGTGGAGAGATTCGAGAGCGAACCATTTTGACCAAGATGAGTAAAAGCCTGCTGCAGGCGGTTGATTTCGGCAATAATCTTGTCGATAGCCTCCTGCAGTGTAGTGAATTTCTGTGGATCGAATATGCCACCTTGGGTTGTACCTTTTTGCTGTAACTGCTGTATATTTTTCAGTAACTCTTCTTTTTCCTTTTTTAACCCATTTAATTGGTTGTTCGTTAAAAGGTTACCGCTAGACACAGCATTTGCGAATCCTGTTTGTGCTTTGTCAATGGCTTTGTAAACATCCAACAATTCTTTTGCAGCCTGAATTCGCGCTTTTATATCATCATCCTTTACTGGAGATGATTTCAGCGTATCAAGATACGACTTCAAATCATTGATAATAGGCTTAATGGCATCCTTCCTATCAGAAAGGAAAGACGCATTTGTCGTAAGTATCGTATCTTTAAATGCTGTTCTAGATGTAGCATCTTTCAGTTGACTCAAAGTATTTACAAGTACTCTAGCCTCTTCCGTTATTCGTTTTACAGCATTGGCTCCTTGCTCATATTCAGTATAATACGTGTCGTCTTTTAATCCAACAACACTTTTACCTATTTTTTCTCTTGCAGCCATTTGCGCATCATAGTATTTATTGGTACGCTCCTCTGCTGTTGCAAGTTTCTTTTGTACTGACTCAAGTTCTTCTTTCAAATATGTAAGTCTGTCACTTGCAGCTTGTGCTGATGTAGCAACGGTCTTAAGTCCGTCTGTGGTAGTAATCTTCTGCAACTGCTCAACAAGTTCGCGAACAGATGCCGACACGGCCTGTACCTCAGAAGTCCACTTGGCAAAATCCTGACCGATATTAACATTGACGTTCATGCTGCTCATCGACTGTTTCATTTCGTCGATGCTTCTTTTCACCTCACGGAACGAGGCTTCTGCACGGGTGTTGACATCAACAAGCTGACCGGCATTCTTTACAGCATTATCATAGGCACTTTTCGCACTGTTGATTACTTCCTGCTGAGTCTTGATATTCTCCTTCAGTTTGTTGATTTGGTCTGTATATGTCTGACGGTCTGTAAGGTTGGTTTCCCTATCCCTGTTACGACGGGCCAAATCAAGTTCCTGGTTGTAACGAGCCATGAGTCTTACCGCGCTGTCCCATTTCTGTTTCAGGTTTTCTACCTCCTGATTCATCTTGCGGATACCGAGATCGCCAACGCCACCTGCACCAACGGCAAGTTTTGAAAACTCCTTGTTGATAGACTCTATCTCTTGTCTTAGGTTGCGAAGCTGTGGTGTGTCACCAATCTTACTCAAGGCACTGGTTACAGCCTGAAGATTTTCAATATCTACCTTCAGCTTGATAGCTGTATCCTTAGAATAATGCTGAATGAATTGATCCAGCTCTTTCTTCAACTTATCAAGGTTCTGAACGCTATCACTCACGCCAACCTCGAACATCAATCTGTTTGCCATATCGCGTCTGTTTTTGTGTTGTCATTTTGCGCAAAAATAGTCAATACTTTGACTATTCCCAACAAAAGCCTGATAATCTGTAAGTTAAATTTGAAAACAGATTGCACAAAAAAGGGTGACATAAATGCCACCCTAACCAACGCAAAACACATACATCATCTGCTATGACAACATATCTCAAGTTTATGTTCAATATTACAGACGATGAAACGCCCTTCTGAGAGTATCTGCCTGAAAGCCTCCTGACGTTCTTCAGGCGACATGTCGATAGCTTCAAACCATGCATCCACATCATCCATATCCATATCCGTCACGTCACGCAATGCGAGAAGGCACATCCTGTCAGACATGGGATAAAGTCTTGTTCTCATCGGCATGGTTCTCCTAATAATTGAACAGCCTTCCGCATAACATACCCTGTCAGCCATGCACCGTCCTCGCTCCCAAACGGAATGTCATAGTATTCGTGAATGGCATATATGGCATGATACAATGCCTCATGTGCAGCAGTATCCCACCACTGATCACCGCCTGTGGCATTGCTGATAAACACAAGACTCATCCGTATGTCAGGTCTGCTGACACACATGCCAGTGTTCTCATTGAACAGGAGCGTGTCAACGGCCTTGTCAATCGCAGGGCCTCGCATTCCGAATGCCATCATAGACTGACGCATCTCGTATTCGTCAAGCCGATGCAGGTCGAAACAGAGGATGATACCCCAGTGTCCGTCAATATCCAAATACTTGGTTTGCATAGGCTACATGAATAAGTCCCACATAATAGGAATACCTTTGTTGCACATCTTGGCAACAAAACAGGCGAGAACGTTTGTAGGGTCTCCATCTGGATCGCAGATGGTTTCCTCGATATAGGTTGCACGCAGCTTATCAGTCTGTAAGGACTTAGAGTAATCCGCTATGCACATGTGGTAGAGATACCATGCGTCAAACGTACACTCGTCCTCTATTTCTACACCATTTGCTTTCAAAACGCTCATCACGTCGTCAACAGAACGGACTGCAACTGGTTTCATCGTCTTTGTTGCTGCATCTTCCATCTCCATGTTAGAAATTGCCCATGACGCCAACTTACGGCTGAAATGACCTTGGTAAAGGGTATTGTAAGCCGCTTCTTCTTCACTCATCAAATATTTCATAATCTTTCTAAATCTATATTTTGTCGTTTTTAACCTCCGATTTCGTGAGTTTTCTACAAAAATCGGCTTTTGAATTCTTATTTTCTCGATTTTAAGGAATAAGGCCGAGAGAGCCGAAGCCCTCCCAGCCTTACCTTAGATATACCTGCCCATCGAGTCACGGCGGCGGAACTCCTCTTCCTCATGGTCTTTCCATCCGTCATAGTACCCGTCCTTGTAAGCCTCTTCCGTGCGGTAGTGCTCACTTGAGTAGTTCTTGTAGTTTCCACTGCTTACCCAGCTGCCTGAGTTGCCTCTGTAGCTGTGGCGCATGTGCTCGCGCATATTGGAGCGCATCTGCTCCTTGCTCTGCTTGTCATCGTTGATTACTATTAATGGCATAGTCGTAAATGTTTTTAAGGATTATGCTTCTGGGAAGGGGTAAACAGTTCGTTAAGTTTCTCCAGAATCGTATCAATCTTACGGTCTGTCCGCTCCTGTCTGTCCTCAAGTGACTTGATGCTGCGGTCACGGTCTTTTTCCTCTTTATATCGTGGATTGAGCGTTTCGAGCATTTTCTCACCTTCGGCAAGTACAGACTGATGATAGTCAACCTGCTCAAGAGCTTTCTTTGATGCCTGAATCATTGAGTCAACACCCTGAAGCATTGCCTCCCGTGAACAGCTGACAAACGTCTGTCCGTTATTGTAAGATGATGTCTCGGCATTTGTCGGAAGGTTGCTGAAAGGTACGTCCGCACCATTGATAGTAACCACCATATCAACTACGAGGTTCTGACCTTGCATTGTAGCAAGGCCGTTGAATATCGCTGGCTGGTTTGTCTGATAGGGCGATTTCGGGTCGCTCTTTGACTTTACCACACCTACCTGTAAAACAGGCTTCTCACTTTTCTGTAAAACGTAGAACGGCTGACCCGCTCCCAAAGCATTGAAATCCATTGTTGTTTACTTTTTCTGTTAATAATTTCTCTTTCTCACACAATAGTCCTTGACATCAAGGCAAGAATGCCGTTGAACTTGTCGTTCAGAATCTCCATAACGTTTACGTTAAGAATATCAGCGACAGTCACTGCAGTGCCGTTTGGCAAGGTCAGAGGACGTGTCACGCCGTTCAATGTCAATGTTACAGGCAACGTCGTAGTTGCATCAGATGGAATGGCATTCTCCATACGGACAGTGAAATATCCGATAGGCTGGATGCGTCTCCATCCAAGTGCAATATTGACAGCCTCAGTTCCTACGGTGACTTGTGTATTCGCAATATAAGGCTGACCACCTGCATTGATTGTGATGTTGCAATTACAGTTACAATTCATGCTTTTACCTCCTATTCCTTAAATTTAGAATACAATGTTACCACCGAAACCATTGCCATAGAAACCACCCATGTAAGGTGTGGTATTCACTGCCTGAATCTGCGGCCATTGAACTGGTACAGTTGGGAGTTGCTTATCGGCAATCTCCGTAACCTTTGCCTGCAATGGAGCAATCAGTGAATTAACATAACCCGTAATCTGAGCAGTCTGGTTTGCGTTATCAATCTGACCGCGAAGCTGAGTTATGATGTCAGCCTGTGTGTCAATCTTAGCCTGCATATCACGCTCACGAGCTGCACAGAACTGGTCGTTCATTGCAACGGTCTGGGCGTTGATTGCATTCAGCAATGAATTGGTGTTGCGGTCTGCCTGAGAGCCAAGCTGATTGGTCTGGTTGAGGGTTGCAATCTGAGATTGGTAGCCCTGTTCCATAATCTGTTTCTGCGTCTGACAGCAACAGCTCTGGAATGCGCTGATGATGCTTGCGTCACCGCTCTGAATCGAGTTAATGATCTGTGGCACGCTTACTGCCTGCTGCAATGCGAGGTTGCTGAGAGCGTTCTGTACGGTCTGTACGCCCTGGTTGACGAGGTTGAAGTCCTGTCCAAGTGTCGTTGCAAGGGTCTGGATTGCCGTGCGCGAAGCCTCGCCCTGATTGGTTACAGCCTGCATGATAAGCTCACGACCTGTATCATTGCTGATTTGGTTACTCAGGAAACCTGCTGCTCCGTTGCCGCCGCCCCAGTTTCCACCGAAGCCAAAGCCGTTACCATTACCCCAGCCGAACATACTTGCAATAATTGCAAGACCGAACAAGTCAGCAATAGAATTGAAGCCATTGCCAAACATACCACCGCCGTTACCAAGACCACCGATAGGAATCGTAAACTGTGGTGTGCTCCCGCCGTTATCGGGAATTGAATAGATTTCTGCCATAAAATTCTTTTCTTTTAGAGTTAATACTATTGTTACCTTGTCATCGCGCTTTGACAATAGCAAAGGTAAGCAATAGTACAACTCTAAGAAAGGTTTTCTGCGGATATCAGGTGTCACGGAAAGGCCACCTTTAACACTCACGGGAAAGCCGTTTGAATGCACGCTGCAGAGTACGTTCTCCGATGCCGCGTTCCTCGGCCAATATCGCTATGGCAGCGCGATATTTGATACCGAACATACGCATCCTGAGAAACTGCTCATACGCATCGACGTACTTGTAGTCATCGACATAGATGCCATTCGCTGACATCAGTTTTAACGCTTCTGTTGTGATTTTCAATAGTTCAATCATCTTCATACGACTAATAAATTAAATTGTTCCACAAAATCCCCGCTCACGTATGAAGACAAAAAAGCCAACACCAAGAAACGGGGGACTGTCACATCCTCTCTTCTTGGTGTGGGCCAATATGGCAAATATAGTGATGCTATTTAGATGTCTTTCTTCTCGCCGGTATCGACGAAATGCTGAAAGTCTATCCTACGGCCTTGCTGGAAATCGAGCGTCTTTCCTTCGGCCTCGCGCTTCTTCTTCTTCTCAAGCCACTTCTGATACTGGTTGTCGGCATACGACTTGGTAACCTTTCCCTGTTTCCATGGCTTGTCGTTGTCCTTGTCGGCCTTATAGACTACAAGTGGCTGATCGATGGTAAGTAATTCAACCTGTGCAGCTGTCAGGCCCCAGTAGTAGTCCCACATAGGAACACGGATGAGGCCGAAACAGAAATCACGCGACATTAGGAGCCACTGGCGGGCTTTTCCGTCGCCTCCCGCTGCGCCGTAGCGAGTTCTTGAAGGGTACGCTCGGCTTCTTCCGTCCTCATATTCATTAGAGTAGCCTTTGCCGCGGTCAGTGACATGGTAGTCATTAAGAACGCCATGAGCGGAACTTTTTTTTTACCTTCGTCGAGGATAGGCTGGAGTTGGGCATTATCATACTGACGGATATAGTAGAACCAACGCCACAGAAACCAATAACGGAACTTGAGTTTCCAATACCCGTCAAGGATATAGATGGCAGCGGCCTTACAAGACAGCTTCGAATCCTCCATGATAGCATCAAGAGGTGAGTCCTTCGTTCCATCCTCGTTATCGGTATCACCCTTACGGATAAGCAGACGTGACAGACGCTCGATCTGTCCGTTCTTCAGCCAACGAATCTTGTATTTCTTCTTCGTTCCAGGAATAGGAACGATGGTAGCGTCGTTGTCGCGCAATGAGGTGTATTCTCGCTGCTGCTCTACACTCGGCTGTTCAACAATAGGTTCTTTCTCCATAATTCTAATCAAGTTTTATAAAAAGTCAATCTAAACAAGAAAAGCGGTAGCCGCGGCCTGAACCACAAACTACCGCCGTCCTTGATTAGAATAGGATTCTTACTCGCTTGCTGCGATCTCGAAGATACCCATAGCGTCAGCGTCGCCACCTGCAGAGGTAGAACCGGTCAGGGCGATACCGATTGGCTTTGCGCTGTTGGCCTCGTCAAAGACGATTTCAGCAGACAGCTTGGCTGCCTTGATAGCGAAAGCCTTGTTACCCTCGTCGTTGAAAGCAACGATACCCAGAGTTACTGCCAGGGCGGTCTCAGCGAAGATGAAGCCGCTTGCTTTAGCGTCGATGCCAGATGCAGAAGCAGCGTCAGCTACTGTGAAACCGAACAGCTCAAGCAGACTCTTGGTGATAGATGGGATGAACAGATTCACTGAAGTCTCACCTGGAGTGGTGCGGCTTGTCCAGTCAGCTGACAGACCGTGAATCTTGTAGTGTTCGATACTTGCCTCACCACCAGTGTAGCTGAAGCCACCATCCTCGGCAACGGGGATTTCTACGAGCGATGCGCCTGTAGCCAGTGTGAAACCGGTAGCAAAACCACCCTTCACAACCTTGAGTGCGCTAATACCAACGAATTTGTTGGTCTCTGTTGAAGCAATATTTGCCATAATCGTGAAATATTTAAGAGTTAATAATTACTTATTGTGAATTCCGAAGGTGACAGTAACAATCTGATAACCGTACTCATCAACACCATTCATCAGAACAGTAGGATTCGTTGCTGCGATGTATTTACCACTGATAGGGAACTTATCCGTAACCTCCTCGACGAAATCAGAAAGGGCGTTGACATTGAATGTCTTGTTCTTCTTGGCCTTGGTGAACAGATATATGATACCCGTAGTAGTAAGGTGGAACTTGTGATTTCCTACAACCATATCTTCAATCCCTGTCGGGATCTCAACTACGATGAACTTCTTCATCGAGCTGTCATCAGCTTCCTTTATGTCAGGACGGCCACCTGGGAAAATGAGCTTTCTCTCAACAATACCATCGAGGGCATTGATGAGATCGTCGTACATCTTGCTTATAGTGCTCTTTCCTGACATTCTGTTACTGATTAAATTGGTTTGAACGATATCTTGAATTCCTTCCACGCATCCCTCTCAGTCCTGACAAATCCAGTCGTTCCTCGTTCCATCTCTACCCATTCTGCATACTCGACTGTGTAAGCAACCGTCACGCAAAAACCTTTCAAAAGGCTCGGTGTATTGGTATTCAGGAAATCCTGGATGTCCTCGTCGGCATAACCACGATTGGTAGGCACCTCTGCACGGTATCGCGAACTAACTCGGCTGTAGTCGTTGTTGTAGAAGTACTTTCTCTTACGGGCTGTCATCTTACGGAACTTAGGTTTCGCTATCTGACCATCCTTACCTGCCGACCACATATCAGCTATCTCTCCATCCTGGTACAGAACCACAACAATAGAGTTGATAAGGTTTCCCGTATAATCGTGGCCTTTCGTATGGCTCAGTCTCAATCTGTTCTGTATGGCTGTGATTATCAGATTCTGGCAGTGGAGATTAAGACGCTTGATTATCTCGTCGTGCATCGTTTTGTTCTTGAACTCCGCGAAAGCCTTCTTTACTACCAAGAAATTACTGTCTGCCATATTTCCAAACTAAGTGTGTGCCTCTGAAATTAGCCGGGTTGATATCGACCACTCGTCCGCTCTCCGTATGTGTACCTCTGTCAACCACGACCTCATCACCTTCGCGCGGTACTGTGCCCAGAGCTTCCCATCCCTCCCTGTCAACGGGCAAGGCGAGACCTCTGAACGAATTCAGAACCTCTCCCTTGTCTGAGGTGGTGTTCTTGTCGTAGGCCCTGCACTCTCCCTCGTAGATGATTGTAGATTCACTCTCATCCACCATCGGGTCCTCGTCTATGGCACGGCTAATCGTGCAATGATGAGGGAAACGCGGGTTATCGGGTCTTGTGGTAGCCATTAGCGGTAACGTCTCGGATTACGGATGCCACGGCCAACGAAGCCCCATGACTCACCACCTTGGATAGGCAGGTCGTACTTACTGAAGATTTCATTGGCCATGGCAAGGTATTGCTTGAGTACATTAGCAGACATTCTCTCGGCATCACTGCGGCTCTGCCAGTCGGCATCCTGTTCGGTATAGCCGCCCGACTGAGTTGGCGAACCTGCTACCCATACATAAAGCCATGCCAGGCACAGCTCACGCTCACGAAGAGACAACTGCGAAATATCGGTATCCTTGTCAGGTTTCTCGACACTCGTAATGCCAGCATCCATGATGATGGTAGCAATGGCATTGTCAGGAACGTTGATATTCCTGACTTTGCCACTAAGGTATTGCTCTATGGTAAGTACGTCTGCCATATCACTTGTCACTTAGAGATTATTACTGAGGAGTGTAAATCTTCACCTGACCGTAGTTGCGCAGGTTGCGGAATACTGGGCCAGCGTAAAGCTCGAACTCAACAGTGTTGTGGATTGGATTCTCGCCCCATGTTGACAGAACGGCGATGCGATCCTCAACGAACGAGTACATAGTGTTACGGGCGATGCCGCCGTACTGCTGACGGTCCTTCCAGATAGAGTTGGTGTTCTTGATGTTGAACATCTTCTCCTTGGTGTTGAAGGCGATGATGAACTGTGGAGCGAATGCAGGAGCATCCTCAACAGGTACACCGTCCTCCTCGTGTACCGACTTGAAGTCGATAGGCAGGAATGGCCATACACCGCGGTTGTGCATGAAGGCAGCAATCTCGTTACGGGTTGTAACGTAGTCGTTCTGTGAGATGGTAAGAGTACCACCGCTCAGAGAAGCCAGGTAAGCAGCGCGGTTAGCAAGGAACGAACGGATTACTGATGGGTGATCGAGAATCATCCACAGGGTATCCTGGTTCATCATCCAAGCGTTTACGTCGCGGTTCTGGGTTACAGTGTAGATACGCTGCAAATCCAGCAAGTCCTTGATAACGTTGGCCTTATCGTCGGGAACGAGCACGCCGCTCTCGTACTTGAACCAAGCGGGAGATACCTCCTGGAACTGGTTGGCATCGAAGTCGAAGGTGAAGTCGTACTTTACACCGTCAACAGAAGCCTCGTGAATCTCAGAGGTAGAAGCCAGCTCGAAGCACATGTGTGTCAGCTCGTTGTGCATACCACCGAGGATTGTCTGAGCATTGGTCAGCAGAGAATCGTATATGAGGCTCTGCATGCTAGCACCTGTGTTGTTCTTGGCATCACGCAGCAGGAACATGTCGTCCTCGCCCATGGTGTAACCGTGACCGAACTTAGGTGTAGAACCAGTGTAGAACTTCCAACCAGATGTGTTACGCATTGGCTTCAAACCATGGGTAGAGAGCAGAGAGGCACGAGCCATGATGGGCACGGTCTTATGTCCCTGACTCCAGGTCTTGCTGTCACTTGGGGTGTCCCAGTTACCCAGCATACGCCACTGAGCCTGATTGTACTTTGCGTTAGCAGTGTCCATGATGACACTGAAGTTGTTCTCATCAACGTAGCGACGGATGTCGTACTGATTGTAGAAACTCTTAGATCTTGTTGTAGCCATAGTGAACTCCTTTCTTTACTTACGGTCTGACCATTTGAACTGACAGCCAGCAGCAACGAGAGCAGCCTTAATGGCATCGTTGATAGCAGGCATACGACGCTCCAATACAGGACGGTCGTTCTTGTACATACCATCACCATCGATAGAGATGGCATTGGCATCACGAACGCTGTCGTAAGGAAGCAGAGCGTTAGGAATAGCCTTTACCTTCTTGCTGGTAGCATCAACCTCAACGAGGATAGAGCCTACTGCAAGACCTGTAATAGCAGCACTCAGAGTGATTACGTTTCCATCCTTTGAGGCGATGGTAGCGTAGTTTTCAGCAGCGGCAGTAAGGTCGCTACCAAGAACAGCAACGGTAGAGCCTACCTTGAAGGCGACATTACCGAAACCATGATCCTTGAGAGTGACGGCTGTACCGTTGATACCCTCAACTGCACCTGTGATGATAGGAGTAATCACGCGGGTTGACTCGTTACAATTCACAGGAGTACCGCAAGGCAGCACGTCGCCAGCAGCGGGATGGTCGTCGAGGTTGAAGTTGAAACCGCCAACAAGCAGCTCAGGCTTACCCTCGAACACTACCAACGAACCACCGAACTTGGCACTGGCCTTGACAATCTGATTAAATGTTCCCTTAATCATAGTTTTGTCTTTTGTGTTAGTGAATAAAAAAATTAACGAACTCTCTATTTTGTTTACCCGCGATTACATCATCTTAGCTTCAAGCTCCTTGGTATCCTTAGCTGCAGCTTCAGCGGCTGCCTGACGCTCCTTGATGAATTTCTCGAATTCCTTGTTGGAGTCTGTGCCGCCACCGGCACCACCAGCGTATGGGCCACTGCCTGAGTCGCCGTAGAAATCCTTGTACAGAGCCTCATACTTCTTCTCAACCTCAATCTTGAGTTTGTCGAAGTCTGAATCCTCCTTGATTTCCATTTCCTTTATAGCGAGATTGACAACCGGCTCGCGGTCGGCGAAACGGGTGTCCAAAAGATAAGATTTGAGGTCTTCGCGGATTTTGTTGACGATAGCATCCTTCTTCTCCTGCTCGGTCTTGGCCATGTAGTCTGTGAACTGCTTGGTCAGTTTACCGATAGAACCTTCCTCGCCTGTGACACCCTCCATGGCCTTTGCCACAGCTGCAGCAATCTTCTCTTCGAGAGTCTTCTCTGCATTGGGGTCCGGATTGTTTGGGTCTGGCTTGTTAGGATCGGGATGGTCTTTCTCCCACTGAGCCTTGAATGCTGCCATAGCATCGTCGATAGCCTTCTGCTGGGCTGCTTTCTGTTCGGTTTCCCACTGGGTCTTGCCCTTGGTGATTCCATCGGCGACCTCATGGCGAAGCTGACCGCTCATAGACTTGAGCATCTGAATCGGGAGATTCCAGCTCTCGTCGGTGATTTTTTCGTCGTCAGCAAACTGTGGGAGGAGCACGGTGGCTACCTCGTCATACGTTCTGTCGCTAAGGTTGTCGATTCCAGCCTTAGACTTTAAATTCTGAATGAGAAGATTTTTCTCCATAGCGTTTGATATAGTTTAATTTTTGTGTTGGAAAGAGAGGCTTTCTGCCCCTTCTTTTCGCAAAATTATACATTTGTTACACGCGCGACAATCTGTTTAAAGAAAAAACTGAAGAAAAAAATTAAAACATATTGCAACACTTTGCTTATTAGGTATTTTTGCTGCGTATTAATAAAATTCTTATTTTTATGCAACGATTTAGTGGACTTAACACATTGGATGGAAAAGCCATCCACACCTCGGAGTTCATAGAGAAACTAAGAGCCGAAGAGGAAGAGAGAACAGAAGCAAAGGTTTTCATCCCGAACAAGGGGGCACAGGAAGACGGACTTCACAGCGATGCCGACCTTATCATCTACGGAGGAAACCGCGGTGGTGGAAAGGCCAATCCCTATTACACACCTGTTGCCACACCTTCGGGATTCAGGCAGATAGGTGACTTGATGGTAGGTGACGCTATCTGCACACCCTATGAAGGCGTACAAGAGGTAACCGCAATCTTTGAACAGGGCAAAAACACTATCTATGTTCTGCATTTCGACGATGGTACGGAACTCAGATGCATGGATAATCACAGATTTCTTGCGCGTGGACATGCCGATGAGCAATGGATGGTATGGACGGCAAGGGATATTTTCGACGTTTACAAGATTGACTCAAAGTACCCGAACTCGCTCAGACGCGGTAACACGGACTATGTTGAGTTTCCTCTCTGCGGAGAGGTCGAGATAGACTCCATCTACCCGTTCTCTCTGCCTATTCCTCCTTTCGTCCTCGGTTTCCTCGTTGCTAAAGGTACATGGGATTTCAACAGACAAGGAATTCCTGTAACGAATAATTACATGAATTCAAGAGTCTTCGCTGCTATGGGCTACAGAGTCAAGAAGAACCAGAAGCTGAATATGTACTGCATATCAGGTATCACGCCCACAGCAAGAAGACGTGTCACAAAATGCCATGACGGATCGCCAACATACATCCCCGATGAATATATGAGAGCCACACCTGATGCCCGATGGGACTTGCTGCGTGGTTTCTTCTATCGCATAGGTCGCTCAAAGGATGCCTGTCCGTTTGTGGAGATGCCTAACAAGAGACTGATGACACAGCTGGCTGAGATTGGTCGTTCTCTTGGTTGTTTCGTTACATGCAAGGAGATAACCGACGATATCGATAAGCTCGGCTATTACCGCGTGATGTTCAAGGCTCCTGACAACAGGCGATTCTGGATGAAAGGCAGTTCAAGACATAATATAGCAAAGGGTTTTGCCGATGTTCCTAAGAGTGCGAAAGACCTTGGTAACTGCCTCACCAAGAAAATCCTCTGGGTTTCCAAGGCCGAACACAAGGTTGACTGCAGATGTATCACCGTATCAGGAGAGGATCATCTCTACCTCACAGATGCCTATACTGTCAACCACAACACAGCCCTGATGCTCATGGAAGGTATCTACGATATCAAGAACAAGCACTACAACAGCGTACTCTTCCGTAAGAACAAGGATGACTTCGACAATATCGAGAATGAGAGCAAGCGATGGTTCGCCAACCTGGGTAAGTACAACAAGTCGAAGGATGATATGACATGGAACTTCAAGACAGGTGCAAAAATGTCCTTCGACCATTTCGATATGACACCGAAGGAGTTCGAAGATAAGTACCGAGGCCAGCAGATTCCGTACATCGGTATCGACGAGCTGCCACAGATTCCGTTCGAGTATGTCAAGATTCTCCTTGGTAGTAACCGAAACACCATTGGCATACGTTCGCGTATCCTGGGAACCTGTAACCCTGACCCATTATCATGGCTGCGTAAGTTCCTCTCATGGTGGATTGCTGACAGAGAAACCATCTATCCCGACGGGCAGAAGCATCCTGAACGTCATGGCCTGCCTATACCATGGCGAAGCGGAAAGGTCAGGTATTTCTTCATCACCGGCGATAATGTTGACACGATTGTCTGGGGCAACACACCTGAGGAGGTGTACAGACAGGCAAAGGAGGAGATAGACGGCCTATGGGACCCGCGTCTTGAAAATTTCGGCTACAACAAGGTCACATTCGCCGTCAAGTCGGCTGTCTTCATCAAGGCTAGTATCATGGAAAACAAATCACTGCTGAAGAACGACCCCAACTACGTAGCTTCCATTCTCAATAAGTCACCTGAGGATCGAGCAAAGGAATGGGATGGTAATTGGGATGCCATAGCCATCGGCGACGATATGATACAGCCCTTCCACATGGAGAAATGTTTCTCCAACGCGCCGATGCTTGGTGATAAGATACGTCGTGCCTCGTGTGATATCGCTGCATCAGGCGGTGATAACTGCGTGACATGGCTGAAGATAGGAAACCACATACAGGACGTGTATGTCTGCCGTATCGACCCTTATACTACAGTCGGCCTGCTTAAAGCCAAGCTGAGGGAGTGGGGCGTACTTGAGCAGAACTTCGTCTATGACCTACAGGGTATCGGTCAGGTGCTTAAAGGCGCATTTCCTAACGCTATCCCTTTCAACAACCAGGAGGCCGTGGCAAAGGAGGACAAGCACCTGTATGACTGCATAAAATCACAATGCGCGTACAAATTCGCACAACATACACAGCAGGGAGAGTGGAGCATAGAGCCGACACTGCTCAAGAGACAGTACAAGTCAGGCAAGAGCACCAACGACCTGCAGTTCATCCTACAGAACGAGCGTAAGGCTATCCGTCAGGATATGAGCAAGCAGGATAAGGGCTGGGTACTCATCCCGAAGGATATGATGAAGAAACGCTCACTTGTCGGACCCTCACCTGACTTTATCGAAGGCTTGGTGATGTTCGAGATTTTTGACGTGAAGGAAGAGGAAACAGAAGTACCAGAGTTCCTTCAGGGTCATATCCGTACAGTACGAACATTTTCTTTAAATTAACGGTCAGACGGCCTATGAGACCCAAAAGCCAAGACCATAAATAAATTTAAATTATGGAACAAGCAAACGAATCGAAGAAGTTCTCTCGCGGTCTCTTAACCAAAAGACCGTTCTACCGAGTATGCCCGGACATACCTAGTGAGCACAACAGAGCAGAAGTGCCGCTGCGTGACTTGGGCGAGAAATGCATTGTAAAGAATGATTTGGTCTATATGGAGGTGACTCAGGCCGATTTCCGTAGGGAGTTAGACCCGTCAAGTCATGCCATCAATGACCGAACCGTTTACATCAATTACCGATACAGCGAAAAGGATGGTCTGTATTACGAGGAGGATTTCCCACGTTATGCCTTTGCATACCAACAGGAGATCCTTGATGACCGCCTCGCCCGTCTTACAGGTAACGATATCCATTTTGATCTGGCAGAGCCTAAGTTCTCGAAAGAGTCTCAGGAGGTTTACGATCAGTTCAAGGCGGGATGGGCCGACAAACGAATGGAGAATGCGTGGCACTTTGCTGCTAAGTCAAGCTGTGCTACTGGAGACACCGCCTTTGTCGGTTATATGCTCAATGGTAAGTTCGAGTGGAAAGTACTCTCTTTCCTGAACGGAGATACGCTCTATCCTCATTACGACCGCCGTACTGGTAAGCCTAATCTCTTGGCCCGTACCTATGTAGATTACGATGACGAGAACAACACACGTAACTATGTCGATGTGTGGGATGCCAAGTTCTACTATCGGCTTGTAGATGTCACTGCTGAAGATAAGAAGGAGAACGAATCGGAATACGATACCACTCTCACTACCACTGCAGGAGTTTTTGATATAGACGGCTATCGGATAGAATCTCGTACAGTACATGGATTCAAGTCTGAACCGTTCGCCTATCACAGACGTGACGACGGGCCTGTATGGTCGCCTTCTCAAGAGACTATAGAGCACAAAGAGGCCGCTTTCTCACGCCTGGCACAGAGCAACCACGACTTCGGTTTGCCTATCCTTGGCCTGTATGGTCAAGGAAAGAACATCAAGGAGATTGCTACCAGCGATATGTCTTATGCATCCAAGATTTTCATCATCCCTGCCGATGGTAAGGCTGAGTTCCTGAACCGCCAGGATGCTTCTAACGCCTATAAGACAGAGCTGGATATGCTTGAGGATAAGATTTACTCACAGTCAATGGTCATCAAGGCTCCTGAACTGAAATCTGGTGATACGCCTGCTGCAGCTATCAAGCTTCTCTACTCTGATGCCTACAACAAGGCCATGCTTGAGGCACAGGAATATGACGAGTTCATCCGTAAGATGATTGATATCTTCAAATGGGGCTATGGTATCGAGAACGAGAGTCGCCTGAATTTTATGAACACGCGCATTTCGTATTACATAGTACCATTCTTGCCCGTAAATGATGCGGAAGTCACTACTAACCTCTCTGTTGCCGTTCAGAACGGGTTCTGCTCAAAACAGACGGCATCGGAGAACTTCTACTTCTCTACTCCTAACGAGTGGGAGCGCATTCAGATGGAGAAACACGAGGATGAGATGCACCAACTGCTGCTTGAGGAACAGCGTCTTGATATGCAGAACGAGGAGAATATCGACTACCAAGAGGATTTGGCCGAGATTCAGACCGAACAGCAGATTAACGTCATCAACGCACAACAGGAGGCTACCGAACAGGAGAACGACGAGGATAAGGACAATAAAACAAAGAAAACTCGTACCCGTAAAGGTAGCATAAATACTGGTCGCGGTGTTGGAAGGCCAAGAACCGTAAACACCGATCGTTGGGGCAATAGACAAAACGAAAATAATTGGCAGCGCTGGAACGATACCCATTAATTTATGGCAGACAATATAAAGATTCAACTCCAGGACATCTACGAGCCTGTTACAACGAGTGACGTTAACAAGGCTAAGAAGTACGTGCTACGACGTGAACAGGCCGCTAACGCACTGGCAATGCTCGTAGATGCCCTTCTTGACGATGCCGCGGGGGAGATAACCCGTATCTGCTACAAGTACGGCGTTAACCCTACGGCATTCACGATATCGAGTAGCTATAACGAGAAGATGATGGAAGAGGTGGCCGAGGTGATGGACAAGCTCGAAGAGGATATCCTCGAACTCATAGGCGACTATTCCACCATCTGTACTACTGACAAAGAGAAGAAACGCCTGTTGCTCTTATGGGTTCTCGCCTTGGGAAAGAACAACCAGGGCCTGCAGCAGACAATCCATCAGCGACTCAGGATGTTCCTCCGTGACTTGGAGGCTATGATAGCCGCAGCAAAGACGGCCAAGTTCGACGTTACCAAGGCCGTGACTATCATCAAGGGTAATATCCGTACAGCCTATCAGATGCCGGGTATGCTGGAAGCATTCGCAAAGGCTTCGCTGTATGAAGCCGAGTATATCCGCTCACGAGGCGTGAAGCACGGATACAGAGGTAGCTCCAACTCCGAGGCCAATAACATTGGTCGTATGGCCAAGACAACGCTGCAGATGGCGTGGATGCATCAGCAGAGACAGAACTATGAAGACCAAGGGGCGGCAGGATTTATTTGCCTCAGAGGTTCCACATTCCCTTGTCAGATATGTGATGATGTTTGTGGAATTTTCTATCCAATAGACAGTCAGATGCCATTACCCGTGCATCCGAATTGTGCCTGCTATGCTGTTCCTATATTCGAGAAAGATATTGAACAATTAACACTTTAGAACTATGGAATTATCATCAAGTAAGAAAGCTGAAGCAAAGAAGCTGGGCGTAACCGTACAAGAACTTATTCTCGCTGATTTGATGTCCTTGGGCTACACCGAGAATGATGCCTACATCGTGGCCTATCCTGAGGACGCGGCCCTGAGTGTACAGATGCAGCAGGCAAACAAAAGGAAGATAACATCTAAGATTACCTTCCAGGAACTCTGTGAGCAACGCCGTGTCACAAACGCTCAGACATTGGAATTCTCTGGTAACATCGAGGAGATTGACCTGATTGACAACGAGACTACGGCCAAGGAAATCCTGAAAATCGCCCGTCGTATGCCTGAAGGCTCTAAGGAGCGTGGTGAGATGTTCATGAAATACGCTGACCTCACACGTAAGAACGACGCGGCGACGGAGGAGGCCATGGATGCCATGCAGTTCTATTTTCCCGTCAAGTGTAACCAATGCCCGCTGCTCGACGCTTACAACGCCCACATGAGGCAGAAGAAAGGACAGGAGCTGAGGCCCGTGGAGATGGAGGCGGTCATCAACGAGGCCGTACCTATCATGGAGAAGGCAAGAAAAAAGGCGGGGACTTGAAATCCTCGCCTTCTCTTTTACTTCTTCAGCCCGAACAGGCTCGTGATGACATCGAATATCTTAGCCACCGCAGGCCAGTCATAGAAGCCGTT